TTTGTTAAGAAGAGTTGCTAATTCTCATGCTGATAGAATAGAAGCAGTAAGTAATATTTTTAAGGAACATCCTAAACTAATAATATTCTATAATTTTGACTATGAGCTTGATATGTTAAAGGAATGGTGTGAACAAAATGGAATTACCTATGGGGAATGGAACGGTCACAATCACGATGCATTACCGGAAGGAAAAGAATGGGTTTATATTGTTCAGTATATCGCAGGTAGTGAAGGATGGAACTGTATCAGTACAGACACTATGGTTTTCTTTAGTCAATCCTATTCTTACAGACAGACCGAACAGGCTGCTGGAAGGATTGATAGAATAAATACACCTTATGATAAGTTATATTATTATCATTTAAGATCAACAGCATCTATTGACTTAGCTATAAAGAGATCTTTGACTAAGAAGGAGGCATTCAATCAGCAGAGATTTGTTAAGAGTATAAAAGAATGACATAAAATAGTTCGTCCTAAAATCTTGGTCTATAATAGAGAAAGAAGAAAAAATGGTTGATTTTAGAGAGGTCGGCCACTGGCTCTTCTTCTCTTATATTTTTTGAGGATATAGCCTATGTTAGAGAACAAATATCAAGCACAACTAATATCCAAAATAAAAAAGAGATTTCCAGGCTGCATAGTAATGAAGAATGATTCAAGTTACATTCAAGGGATACCAGATCTGACTATATTGTATAAAAAGAAATGGGCAACACTCGAATGCAAGAAGAGTCAGAAAGAGAGTCATAGACCAAATCAAGATTACTATGTAAATGAAATGAATAAAATGTCATTCTCATCATTTATCTATCCAGAAAATGAGGAGGAAGTTTTAAATGAAATGGAACGATCATTCATTCGACGTGCCAGAAGGAAGTCATGCATTTCTAGGAGCGAGTAAATACTCATGGCTTAACTATTCAGTTGATAAACTGAAAGAAACATACATCAATATGTTAGCTAAGCAGAGAGGAACAGAGTATCATGCTTTTGCAGCACAATGCATAAAGTTGAAAGAGACACTTCCAAGAAAACACAAAACATTAAACATGTATGTAAATGATGCTATTCGTTATCGAATGACACCAGAACAAGTATTATTCTATTCATACAATTGTTTTGGTACAGCTGATGCAATAGCATTTAAAAAGAATTTCTTGAGAATTCATGATTTAAAAACTGGAACAACACCAGCGTCATTACATCAATTAGAAATATATGCATCACTATTCTGTTTGGAATATGGTTATAAGCCTGGCAAACTAGAAGGTATAGAATTAAGGATATACCAAAATGATGATATATTAATTGCAAATCCCGAAGCGGACGTTATAGCTCCAATAATGGATACTATAGTAACATTTGATAAAATAATTGACGAGATTAAGGAGAGTGAAAATGTTTAAGAATTTCTTAGCTCATGAAGGTGTTGGTCATGATGAGAATCCTCCAGGAAGAGGTTCTGGAAGATATGGATGGGGAACTGGAAAGAATCCACATCAACATCAGTTTGACACCATGTCAGAGATCAGAAGACTCAGAGCAAAAGGATTAAAGGATGGTGAGATTGCCAGTATCCTTTTAGGTCCAAATGCAACAATAACTGATCTAAGAAATGAAATAGCAATATTAAGGACTGACAATAGAAGAGCTGAGACTGCCAGAGCAAGAGAGCTTCTGATAAAATGTAATGGGAATGTATCAGAAGTCGGCAGAAGAATGGGAAAGAATGAGGGATCTATAAGAAAACTATTGGATGAGGATCTGGAAAGAAACAATGATCGATATTTGAACACCGCTAATTTCCTGAAGCAGAAGATTGCTGAGAAAGGAATATTAAACATATCTCCTGGTGTTGAAATATCTATGAATGTAACTGATAATACTTTAAAAGTAGCTATTCACATGCTTGAAAAAGAAGGTTACATTGTTGGTAAATGTCTAGTTCCTCAGCAAACCACAAAGAATAAGACAACACTAGCAGTTCTATGTCCTCCAGGAACAGAGTTCAATGAGAAACTGAATAAATCTACTGGACAAAATGATAAGTGGATTAACTGGACAAAGAATAAAGTCAGCACAATAGATGACTATTCACCGAATGAAGGTCATAGCTTTGAAACTGTAAAGTATCCAGCTAGCTTAGATTCATCCAGAATTAAGATACGATATGCTGAAGAAGGTGGAGCTGACAAGGATGGTGTTATAGAGATTCGTCGTGGTGTTAAAGATCTATCATTAGGCAAAGCACAGTATGCACAGGTAAGAATTGCTGTTGATGGAACTCACTACCTTAAAGGCATGGCTATGTATGGTGCAGATATGCCAGATGGTGTTGATGTAATCTTTAATACTAACAAGAAGAAAGGTACACCAATGATAGACAGCGACAAAGGTGTACTGAAGCCATTAAAAGTCAATGAAGAAACTGGTAAAATAGATAAAGACAATCCCTTTGGAGCTCTCATCAAGCGAGGTGGACAATATGAGTACATCGGAGATGATGGTAAGTCTCATCTATCACCAATTAATAAGCTAAGAGAAGAAGGTGATTGGGATAGTTGGTCTAAGAATCTATCATCTCAGTTCTTATCAAAGCAACCGATTAAGCTAATCAATCAACAGATTGACTTATCATTAGCTGAGAAACGAAATGAGTTGAGTGAGATCAATAGTCTAACAAATCCTGTTATCAAGAAGAAAATGCTAATAGATTTCGCTAACAAATGTGATAGTAATGCTAGCGATCTATCAGTAACAGGATTTAAGAACCAAGCATTCCAAGTATTACTTCCAGTTCCTAGTTTAAAGGACACTGAGATTTATGCACCTGGATACAAAGACGGTGATACGGTTGCTCTTGTTAGGTATCCACATGGTGGAACCTTTGAGATACCAATACTAAAAGTAAATAACAAGAATGCAACAGCTAAGAAAGTAATGCAGAATGCAACAGATGCTGTTGGTATCAATCCTAAGACAGCATCAATACTATCAGGTGCAGACTTTGATGGTGATACAGCAGTTGTTATACCTATGGCTAGCAATCGAATAGCTATTAAATCAACGGCGAACCTTAATATTCCTGAGTTGAACTCACTTAAAGAGTTTGATCCTAAAAGCTACAAGCTACCTGATAGTGTACCGAAGGTGCGCAATGATACTAAGCAAAGAGAGATGGGTAAGATCACAAACCTTATCACAGATATGACTGCAGCTGGTGCTCCTTATGATGAGATAGCTAGAGCTGTTAAACATTCGATGGTTGTGATAGACTCAGAGAAACACCATCTTGATTACAAACAATCATTCAAGGATCAAGGTATCAAACAATTGAAGATCGATTACCAAGGTGGAGGAGGTGCATCCACTATATTCTCTAGGGCTAACGCTGATACCCGTATACCCAAGAGGAAAGAGGTGAACGATGTCAAGAAGATGACACCAGAGGAGGTCAAAGCCTATAGGGGGGGTGCTAAAATTTATAGACCCACGGGGGATACCAAGAAGTCTACCCGGATACTGAATGACCCCTCTAAGATGACCCCAGAACAATTAAAACTGTATCAAAGTGGTAAAAAAGTGTACGAATATACTGGTAAAACTGAACCAGTTCTACAAATAGTTAAAGGAATGGAAGCTGTTACTGATGCTAGAGAGCTGATTCACAATCCAGATAATTCTAAAGAGATAGCCTATGCAAACTATGCAAACTCTTTGATAGGACTAGCTAATAGCGCTAGAAAGGAGGCCCGTAGCATAAAACCTACCCCTGTGTCACAGTCTGCTAAGAAGACCTATGCTGCAGAAGTAGAGTCCTTGAATCAGAAGATTCGAGTAGCTACAGCCAACAAACCAAAAGAAAACCAGGCTCAATTGATAGCTGCTATTAAAGCTTCTGAGAAGATCAAGTCAAATCCAGGTCTTGACTATGAGCACAAGTCTAGAATAAGGGCTCAAGAGCTTGATAAAGCTAGAGCACAAGTGGGTGCGCATAGAGAACCGATCGTTATAACAGATCGTGAATGGGAAGCTATACAAGCTAACGCTATATCAAAGAACAAACTAGAGAAAATTCTAGATAACACTGATCAAGATGCGTTTAAGAAGCGTGCAACACCTAGAAACGCTAACACTACACTAACCAGCTCAAAGCTACAGCTTATACAAAGCATGTATGGAACTGGAATGTATACACAAAAGGACATAGCAGAGAGACTAGGTATATCGGCTTCTGCTGTATCAAAGGCTGTGAAAGGAGAAAGCTAAATGGAAAGAGAAGACTTTATGTTGACAACGTTCGACAATCCATTTAATCCGTTTACAGAGTTTGATGCTTGGTTTAAAGAAGATCATCGTTTAGGTCACAGCACTTGTGAGCTTTTAGCTTTGGTTTCTGCTACGTCTGACGTTTCATCAGAAGAAGTCAACGAAATCGATACAAGTCTTGCAATGGATGAAATAGTTCAAAGAGAACCAATGATTTACAAGAAAGTAAAAGCAACAGATTTCGCCTAGCATCTGATTTAACGGTTTTCCAAAGAGTTTTTCGGCATTTATTTGGCAGTTTTTCTGATAGTTTCTTTTGAGGTTTTTTATGATGAAAAAAAGCAGGTTTTTCCAGAAGCCAGAAAACCGGGGTTTCCCGTAAGGCCCCCTGAGGGGGGTCGTCTCGAAATCCACCCCCCTTCTGCAT